CAAAGACTTGGATCCGATGTACTGATCCTCGTCTTTGTAACCCTCACACTCATTTGGAGTACGTCATGGCTGCTAAGTCTGACCTCGAACTCTTGAAGTTCGAACTTGGGTTGTGTAAATCGTTTGCTAAAGCGATTGATACACCCCGCGCTCTTGCTGTCTCCCTCTTAATCGATTCGGCTGAGTGGGCTCAACTTCTGGATCTTTCCGTAGATCCCAATAACTATATGGACGTTGACAGCTTTGCTGTTGACCTCCAAGTTACTGAGATGCTTAAGAAGAATCCTCGGTTGCCCACCGGTATTAATCGAAGAGAGGTCGCAGTTGGTAAGTTCTATGCCGCTGAGGAGTTGTGCGCTAGGACCAATGCTCGCTTTCAAGAATTTCGTGAGAACCCGTATTTCGCGGGGCGCGATATGTGTATGCTGTTTTTGAGGATTCAGCATATCATACAGCGCATTCTCTCCGCATATCCCACCTCTGGTGAGTTGAGATATATGGAGTCGAAAATGAGATTTGGACCTGGTTCCACAACATCTTTGAAGGGGATCGTCACGCAAGGAGCGAAATTCAAACATCGCACACTTGACTGTACGCCACCCTTGGTTGGCTTTAGAGCCTTCTGCTTTCCAGAACTCTGGAAGCAGAATGTCACAGATCTTCGGATCGTGAATTGCTCTAAGCTCACCACTGTTCCCAAAAATGCAAAAACCGATCGCGTTATCTGCATCGAGCCTGATCTGAACATCTTTGTTCAGCTCGGGATCGGTGCTCTTTTACGCGAAAAGTTACGCAAGTTTGGCCTGGATCTCAACACGCAAGAGGTAAACCAATCTATGGCAGCTCGCGCTGTCAGGGACGGTCTCTGCACTGTTGATTTATCGTCCGCTTCGGATACCATCTCTTATGAGATTGTATCCCAGCTACTCCCCCCGTCTTGGGTGGAGTTGCTTGAGTATCCCCGAGTTGCTTCGACTAACATCGAGGGCAAAATCGTGAATCTCGAGAAGTGGTCGAGTATGGGAAATGGTTATACATTTGAATTGGAAACACTGATCTTCTACGCGACAGCTCTTGCTGTCGTGCCGGAAGACCGGTGGGATGATGTCATCTCTTATGGAGATGATATAATCCTTCCAACTGAATGCTTCCCTTTCCTAACCAGGGCTTTAGACTTCCTAGGGTTTAAAGTGAACGCTGATAAGACGTTTGGCAACGGCTTATTCAGAGAAAGCTGCGGGACTGATTGGTTCGATGGCGTGAATGTGAGGCCCTTTTACCTTAGGACTTCATATCATGATTTCGAATCGATCTGTTATCTCTACGCTAACAACGTTCGTCGTTGGGCTAACCGCCGTAATGGTGGTTGGTCTTGCGATGTACGCTGTTTACCTTTTTGGCTTCGCTGTTTTCACGCAGTTAAGCCAGAGCACGCTTACCATATCCCAGAAGGATTTGGTGACGTCGGGTTCGTCTCGGATTTTGACCGAGCCGCACCTCACACCTGGAAAGACAAAAACGGGTGGCAGGGTTATCGATTCTTCTATCGAAGAATTGGAGCAGTAGAGAAGGTGATATCCCAGGATGGAAGCTATTTAAGCTTCCTTTCTGGTCGCACCACTGATTGGTCTCTCGCTAGAGAGGCCCTTCGTGGTCGATATCGTCGCGCAGTAAAGAAAGTCGG